AACAACATGGTGGCCTACGCGATCGACCAGGAGCCCGGCCCGATCCTTTACGTGCTGCCTACCGAGGGAGCGGCACGTGATGAGTGCAAGACGCGGATTGCACGGTTCATCGAGGGTTCCCCGCGGCTCCGCGAACAGATACCGCACGACGGTTGGGATACTCAGATCGCCCTGGAGTTGCGCCGGTGTAAGCTGTTCATGGCCTGGGCGAAGTCCCCGACTACGCTGATTCGCCGGACGATTCGATACGTCGTGATCGACGAAATTGACAACTGCGACCAGCAGGCGGGGAATCTGGGGGATACCCTTGCCTTGGCTGGCAAGCGGCTCACTACTTACCGGGACCGCGGGAAACTGGTACTCAATAGTACTCCGACGCAGCCTTATGCGGCTGCTTGGCGAACGTGGCTCGACAGTGATCGGCGGCAATACCATGTGCCCTGTCCGAAGTGCGGTACGTATCAGGTGCTGATTTTTGACCGACTCCGAGTGCCTGAAAAGGAGCGGGACCCCGACAAGATCATCGACGGGAATCTGGCTTGGTATGAGTGTGGACACTGCGGGACACATCTCACAGACCAGGAGCACAAGCGGTGGATGACTGCACGGGGCATCTGGGTGTCAGCGTGCCAGACGGTTGCAGAGCGATTGCCGGTTGATAATCCTGAGGCGACGGCGCGAGCGGTGTTCAATGCTCCTGATCGCTGGATGCCTCGTATCGAGGGCCCACGGCCTATCGGCCGGACCGCAGGCTTCCACATCTGGGCGGCCTATAGTCCGTGGGTGACCTGGCCGGAGATCATGGCTGAGTGGTTTCCCGCTGAAAAGTCGAATGACCGCGAGCAACTTCGCGTCTTTATCAACAGCGTGCTTGGCGAGCCGTTCGAGGATGCGGTTAAGCAGGTGGACATCTCTCATCTTAAAGATCGTCGCAAGCAGGGGTTACCGCGTGGAGTTGTGCCAGATGAAGCGCAGGTGCTGATTATGTGGGCCGACGTGCATGCAGACAACATCTACTGGGGTATCACCGCCTGGGGATACAACCGTCGAAGCTGGCTGATTGCGGAGGGGATTTGTGGGGGATTCTCGGAGTTGTTGGAGATGTACGCGGAATCCTATTCGCGAGTGACAGAGGGTGCGCCACTAACCTGCCATTGCCTGGTGATCGACTCGGGATACCGGACGGAGGAGGTCTACGAGATTGCACGTACCGTGCCGGAAGTGTATCCGGTGAAAGGCCAACAGGATGCCGTCTATAGCGTTAAGCCGAGCGATGTGCAGTACAAGCTTGAGGGGACGGTGCGGGTTAGGGAGGTTCGGCTCTACAACGTAAACAAGGCATGGTTTCTGACCGCCTTACACCAATCGTTTGATATCCCGTTGGGCAAACCTGGAGCCTTTGGGTTGCATGCAGAAACAACGGACGAGTTTTGTCTACACATGGCGGCAGAACACCAGGTGAAAGTCGTCAAGAGCGTGAACGGTTCCAAGCGGGAGGCGCTGGTCTGGCAGCCAAAAACGCCGAACACGCCGAATCACTTCTTGGATGGGTATGTATACGGGTTGGCTATTGCCCATTACCTGGGAGCAACGCGACTCGATCCAGAGGCCAAAAGCAGGTTGCATACAGAGTACGTCGAGTCCGGGCAGGGAGGCGGTAGCGGCTGGAAGATAGGAAGATAATAGATGCCTCGAAAACAGAAGACATCACAGCAAACTCTTCGGGAGCGGCTAGCGGTAAATGTTGAGCACCATGAACCGCCTGTGCAGGTTCAGCATTCATCCATAGAAGAACGGAATGGTGAACGGAATGGCGACTGGCGATTCTGGCCCGAATCGAAACCCATGCCGGACAAGTATCAGAAAACAGGAAGGCAACCCGTTCCTTGTCCGACTTGTAGAAGGATTTACCTTGATAACAGGCAGAGGGCTGTAGTTTGCATGAGTTCGAGCAATACCAGGGCGGCATTCCGTTGTAGGGCTTGCCAGCGCCGGTTTGGGTTGGCTGTAGAGCTTGTGGGGAAATAACATGTATATGGACTACGATCATCCCGAATTCGATATCGTGATGGAGTTGATTGCCAGCTTGAGCAAAGAGCCGGTGTTGACGCCAATAGCTCTTCTCCAAACCGATTTTGCTCGGGACAAGCAAAGCGATATCAGGATATTGTGTGGTCGAATAGAGGACAAAGGCTTTAGGATTAAAACTGGAAATATTGGGAAAGACCTGCCGCATAGCGGACGTGGCGTGTGTTTGGCGATTGAGACTGCTGGTCCCGCCAGGACTGCTGCCGAAAATTACATGCGCCGCGTATACCGCGGATTAGCCTAGACGACCGGCATTCAGGTTTATACAGTCTGTATTAATTAGCTTTGCATTGCATATCCTCCCGCCGTACATTGACAGTGTATGGCGACTACCGAGATTACCGTAGCAGCGTTCCAGAACGCCTGCGCTGAGTGTGCTGATGCGATTGCGGCGAGCACATTCGGCACGGCCATGGCGTGGTATGCGCGGGCCGAGGCGATCAACGCAGGTCTGGATGTCGAAGCCTCCCTCGGCGCGACGCGGACCCGCCGGCGGGAGACCCTGGAGGGCCTACAGCGGGCGATCAAGGCGGCCGAGACGGCTGTCAACGCCGATGGAGATGATTCTCGGTTCATCACGACGCAAACGGGGTTCAGCCGATGAGCGTGCCACATTTTGGACGAATTCAGCGCCTCGCAGATTGGGCTGTGGGGATTTTCAGTCCAGAGCGTGCGGCTCTTCGTCAGCACTTCCGACGGATGGAGCACGATCCCGAATATGGGGTCGTGGTACATGCCCTTATGCGGGCGCGAGGCTACCGCGCGGCGAAAAGCAGCGATAAGACGACGCCATGGTTGGGGGGGACTCGATCTGCCGATGCCGAGATTCTTACCGATCTTCCGTCCCTGCGCAACCGCTCGCGTGAGGTCAACCGTGATGATCCGATAGGTAGCGGCCTGACCGGAACACTCGTGCGCAACATCATCGGCACCGGACTTCGACCGCAGGCGCGGACAATGAGTACTGAGAAAAATCAACGCCTCGAAGCGGTTTGGAGCGAACGACGTGATAAGCTCTATTCCGCTGATGGACTCTTACACGTCGAAGCTCAGAAACTCGTTGCGTATAAGTTCCTGGAAGATGGTGAGGTCTTCATTAAACAGAGCAAAGACCCCGGCTGGCCTGGGGAATCTATCTGGTTTGAGATTATCGAAGCGGATCGAGTATCTACACCACTCAATAAGACTCCTCGGGATGCTGACGGCGAAATCTGCGACGGCATTGAAAAGGATCGCTGGGGTCGGGTGGTGGCATACCACATCCGTAAGCGACATCCAGGCGATACGTTCCAGATATCGCAGGCCGGGGCCGATCAATTTTTGCGTGTGCCGGTCGAGCAATGCCGGCATCTGAAGCGCACCGAACGTCCTGGACAATCTCGCGGTGTACCGATCTTTCATGCCATCTTGCAAGACCTGCGTGATCTCGATTTGCTTTTGCTGGCGAGTCTGAAGCGTGTTCAGATCGCAGCTTGTCTTGCCGTCTTCATTAAGTCCGAAAAGGCTTTGCGGAACATGATGGATGTAACGGCGGAGAAGTACGGCTATAGACTCGACCAGACGATCGAACCGGGGATGATGTTCAAGCTTCATCCCAATGAAGAAGTACAAACGCTGCTGCCGAATTTTCCCACGCCGGAGTTCGAGCCATTCATCATAATGATTGCTCGACGGATAGGGGCTGCCCTCGGGGTATCCTGGCAGGTCGTGTTAAAGGACTTCGCGCAATCCACCTATTCCAGTGCCCGTACCGATCTTCTTGAGTCCCGCCAGATGTACGTCGAATATCAGGGGTGGTTCGGAGCAAAATTGCTCGATTGGGAATGGCGGACGGTCATGGAGGATGCTCGTCTTCGCGGTGATCGGCGTTTGGCTGGAATAGATGACGTAGAAATACAATCTGTTCAGTGGTTCAGCCCCGGATGGCGTTGGATTGATCCGCTCAAGGAAGCACAGGCGAACGCAGTAGGCTTGCGAACGGCCCAAGTGGTTTTGGATGACCTGTGGATTCAAGACGGCAAGGACCCCGACACGATGCGGGCGAAGATCGAGGCGCAGTCTAAGTGGCTGAAGTCTATTGGGCTATCGGACCTGATTGGCGGTACGGCGGCGAGCGCGAAGCAACAACCAAATGAACCCCCTAAGCGTGAGTACCCGCGGTTCCCCGCAGAACTTCTGACAACGGAGCGAGACAATGGCAGGCACAATCAAGCCTGAAAGTGATATGTGTGTGCGTGGTCTCTTTGACACCATAGAGGTGCGGGAGGTTGATAACGATTCGCGCACAGCAACTTTTGTGGCTGCAACCGAGAATGGTGTTGATACCTTGATGGGGCGTGAATATCTGCGGATGTCGGGGGGGGATTTCGGACGTTATCGCAGAAATCCCGTTGTCCTGGATACGCACAATCGGTATGAGGCGGGGGCTGTTATAGGCAGGGCTCGCATATCGACGAAGAACCGTGAGCTGATCGCGGAAGTGACGTTCGCAGACACAGAGCGAGCTGAAGAGGTCTGGCAACTGGTGCGGACTGGATTTCTTAAGGCGCTATCCATCGGATTCCTTCCGCACGATGTGCAGCGAGTGGAAGAGGGGGAATCTTCGGGGACTGGTGCTAATCGCATAGAAGGCCCGGCTCGTATTGTTAAGAAATGGGAACTGTACGAAATTTCGGTCGTGCCCGTGCCGGCCGATGCTGAGGCGCTGCGTCGGTCGTTTCTACACGGCGAGGAACCAACCGTATTGTCTGAGGTGCGCAGCCTAGTGCGAGCACTAAACAGAGTTTTTGAGGAGATCAGTGACATGAGCAAATCAGAGAAAGAGACGGCGCCGGCTGCGCAGAAGACCAAAACAGACGCAGACGATGCCCAAGAGAAGGAAACGCGAACCGTTGTTTCTATCGAAGAACGGGAACTGGAAGTGCGTCGACGTGATATTTTGGCAATTGCCCCGGAGTCGATGCGAGGTCTTGCCGAGCAGTGCATCCTTGAAGGGTTATCCCTGGAGGATGCTCGCAAGCGCATGCTTGAAGAGCATGCGAAGCGTGCAGCACCGGCAGGGACTCCATCAACGGATGCGTTAAAGATCGAACCCAACAATAAGCGAGAAGAGGAAGGCGTCAAAGTAGCTGATATCCCTGACGACGTGTTCGTGCGCTCGCTCTGCGGCGTCTAAGCAAAGGAGTTAACTGATATGGCAACAAACCATGTAAGATGGATTCGTAACTTGATGGGTGCGCCTGAACCGCTCATACTGCCTGCTTTGTTTCAAGCAGGGGGGACGCAGGCTATTAAGCGCGGGGAATTACTGGAACTAACTGGTGACTCAAGTACGGCATTCGTACCGCTAGACAGTGATTTCCAAATGTCTGGACACATTGCTATCGCCAATGAAGAGATTAAGGATGGTGATCGGGCCGGATACTATGAGATCATCGTACCGCGTCCGGGAGACATCTTTGAGTTCGCATTGGCTGCGGCCTCGGCACTGGCTGTTGGTACAGCCCTATATTACAGCAGCAGCGAAGTGGTGACGGCAACCGCAGGGAACAATGTTCTCGGCTGGGCTGTTGGGTTCGAGCACTATCCGCAAAAGCAACGACATCTGACCGATGATGCGTCTGGCGACTCGGGAACGACCATACGCAATACCTCGTACGCCAGGATGACGATTGCCGAGTGTGCCAGCTACTACACCAAACTCCAAGGGCAAGGCAACCTGATTAACCTTGGCGATGGTGGCGGCTTCTCCGGCATGATCTACAACCCGTCCACGACCGAACTGGAATGGGATATTGACGGGACATTGACCGGATCGCTTGGTGCTGATGGTGTCTGGACTGATGAGGTTAGCTAACGTGAGCAGTAAGGCCACGATGGAGAATAAGCGATGAATGAAACCAAGAAACGACAATTTCTGCCGAACATCCAGATCGGTACGGGCGGGATGGACGTTGCTGCATTGCGCCAATTGGCTCAGAATGAACCAGAGGCCTTTATGCGGAAGATCGAGAAGCAGATCGAGGCGGGCACCTTCACTTGGGAGAAGGTACGGAGCCTGCCAAAGCTCTTCAATGCGCTGGTGGATGTTGAGGTACCAACGCAGGTGACATTGGCCGGACAACAGCGTGCGGTGAT